TTATACTGTATTCGGTTTCGATGTCAGTCCTTCACGCAGGAACGGATCATTGGTCGCAGGACAACTTCTCCCAGATGGGAGGATTGGCATCGGAATCTTAGAGACTTACAGCTCTCAGGTTGCTATCGATGAGCTGAAGATGGCAGCAAGTATAAAGGCATGGTGCGACATTTATAAGCCACGCCTAGTCTGCTATGACAAGTACGCCACACAGACAATCGCAGATCGCCTAGCCAATGCTGGAGTTATGGTCGAGGATGTTTCAGGTCAGCAATTCTATAAAGCCTGTGGCGATCTGTTAGAAGGCTTGGTCAATCATCGAGTTATCCATAATGGGCAAGAAGAACTGATCCAGCAGATGAATAACTGCGCAGCTAAGGTCAATGATTCGGCTTGGAGAATCATCAAGCGAAAGAGTGCTGGAGATATCTCAGCCCCTATTGGCTTGGCTATGGTCGTCAGCAAGTTAATGATCCCTCAACCTAAACCACAAATCTTTACTTAGACACACCCATATCACATTGTCTAATTGCTTGACAAATGCTATAGTTTCTGTCTATGGGTAGAATCTTGCAGACATTCGGGCTTGAACCAAAGCCACAATTACAAGCTCAGTCCGCACCTCAGGTGCTTGGTGAGTATTCACCTTATGCAATGCCCTTTCAGTATGCCTTCATCGGCAGGAGCGAAGCGATCTCTGTTCCAGCACTTATGCGCTGTCGCAATCTATTGTGTGGAACTATCGGAGCAATTCCTTTAGAGCTTTATAAGAAATCTACTAATGAAGAACTTGGCTCACCTGCATGGTTAGAGCAGCCTTCATATTCACAACCACGATCTGTAACTATTGCGTGGACTGTTGATTCACTTCTGTTTTATGGGCAAGCCTTCTGGAAAGTTGTTGAAGTTTATTCCGAGGATGGACGACCATCTCGCTTTGAGTGGATCGCTAATCACCGAGTCACTGCAACACTAGATAGCACCAATACTTTTGTTAGATCTTATGCAGTCGATGGCACTACTTTGCCAATGGATGGACTTGGATCTCTTGTCACATTCCAATCATTAGGTGATGGCATTCTTAACACTGGAGTGCAGACAATTCGCGCAGCTATTGATGTTCAGAAATCAGCAGCGATTGCAGCAGCCACTCCGATGAGCACTGGCTTTATTCAGAACTCAGGGGCTGACCTTCCACCGGCAGAAGTTCAAGGATTATTAGCGGCATGGAAAAGAGCTCGTCAAAGTAATTCAACTGCTTATTTAACAAGCACTTTAGATTATAAGACTGTCGGCTTCTCTCCTAAAGACATGATGTACAACGAGGCTATCCAGAATCTTGCTACTGAAATTGCTCGTCTATGCAATGTGCCAGCGATCTATGTGTCAGCAGATCAGAACTCAAGTTATACATATCAGAATGTTAATGATGAACGCAAGCAATTCTTAACGCTATCTCTACAGCCATTTATTACTGCGATTGAAGATCGGTTGTCAATGGATGACATCACTGCTCGTGGCAATGTAGTTAAGTTCGATATTGATAAGAACTTCCTGCGCACTGATCCACTGCAAGAACTCGCAGTAATTGAAAAACTCCTAGCCCTTAATTTGGTTACCCAGGAACAGGCTATGGAAATGACAGATCTAACACCTAACGGAAGCAATGGTCTAGAATGAACCAAGTAATCACCTTCTCAGCTGATCTCACAGCAGACTCAGCAAGTCGCACAGTATCAGGCAAGATTGTGCCTCTCAATGTCGAAGCAGGATCTACCAACATGGGCAAAGTAATCTTTGCTTCTGGATCTATTGCTATCGAAGATCCTAAAGCAATCAAGTTGCTAAGTCAGCATGATGCTAAGAAGCCATTAGGTCGCATGGTTTCTTTTAGCGAATCAGATAACTCAATCGATGCAGTCTTTTCTATCAGTCGCTCACAGCGCGGTACAGAAGCTCTAATCCTTGCAGAAGAAGGATTGCAGAGCGGTCTGTCAATCGGGGCAGAAGTCCTCAAGTCAAAGATCAAGGATGGCGTTACTTATGTATCTGCTGCTCGCTTGGTCGAAGTAAGTTTAGTAACAGAGCCAGCCTTTAAGTCTGCTCAGGTTACTGATATTGCAGCAGAAGAATCTGCTGTAGAAGAAATCACCCAACCAACAGAAAGCGAGACAGCCACCGTGGAAAACACCACTCCAGCAGTCGAAGCAACACCAGTTGAAGCACCAGCGGTTGAAGCTGCTCGCCCAACTGTTTCAGCAGCATACTTCACAAAGCCACGCATCGAAGTAACAGCAGCTAAGTACGCAGAAAACACAATCCGTGCAGCTCTAGGTGATGACAACGCTCGTCAATACCTACGCGCAGCAGATGACACAACAGACAACGCAGGACTTGTTCCAACTCGTCAGTTGTCAGAAATCATCAACCCACTATCAACAACAATCCGTCCTTCAATCGATGCAATCTCTCGTGGAGTATTGCCAGATGCAGGTATGACTTTCGAGATTCCAAAGATCACAGCAGTTCCAACTGTTGCGATTGAGCCAGAAGGCGATGCGTTCAGCGACACAGATCAGAACGCTGCATTCCTATCTGTATCAGTACAGAAGTATGCAGGACAGCAGACATTCTCTGTTGAATTGCTAGATCGTACATCTCCAGCATTCTTTGATGAGCTAGTTCGCAACATGGCAGCAGCTTACGCAAAGGCAACAAACGCAGCAGTCAATGCAGCACTTATCTCAGGTGCAACAACAGATGCAACAACAGTTGCAACATATCCAACAGCAGCAGAATTGCTAGGAATTGTTGCTCGCGGTTCAGCATCAGTCTATGCAGCAACAGCAGGACTACCTAACCCATTCGCTCGCAACATGGTTGTCTCAACAGGACAATGGTCTAACATCATGTCATTGAACGATGCAGGTCGCCCAATTTACACAGCATCACAGCCAATGAACGCAGGCGGTCAAGTATCACCAACATCACTAACAGGTAATGTTGCAGGACTTAACCTCTATGTAGATCCTACAAATGGTGGCGATGGCGATGGAACAATCCTCATCGTGAACCCAGATGCTTACACATGGTACGAGTCACCAACATACCGCCTACGCGCAGAATCAACAGCTAACGGATCAGTTACAGTTGGTTACTACGGATTCGGTGCTATCGCAACTAAGGTTGGCGCTGGCGCATTCAAGAATAACAAGGCGTAAAAACTCACTAAGTCGCTCTGGGGAGTAGTAGCCCTCTACTCCCCAGAGTCTTGAGAAAGGATGATCATGGCACTTACAACAGTCGCAGAACTCCGTGCAACACTCGGAGTCGGTACTTTGTATCCAGATGCAACCCTTCAAGAGGTATGTGATGCAACAGATGTAGTCCTTCTGCCTATGCTTTGGCAGAACGAGCTTTACAACACTCATCAAAGCCTTACAAACAATGTGGCAACTCTTTACTTTGGTCAAGAGATTTCTAAAGATTTCTATGTAGGACAAAGCATAATTATTACTAAAAACGGAAGCCCATATAACGGCACTAAGACAATTACTGCCATCGGTTCGGGCTCACTTTCATATGCTGCAACTGGAGCAGATCAAGGCACTCATGCCGTCCAGCCTTTTGGAATTGTTGCAGGAACAGTCACAGACTATGCAACTGACACAGCAGTTCAGCAAGCAGCTTTGATGATATCTGTTGAAATCTGGCAAGCGCGTACAGCCACTCTCTCAGGCAGTAACGCTGTAGATTTCCAGCCAAGCCCTTACCGAATGAGCGCACAGCTTCTCGCTAAGGTGCGAGGATTGATCGCGCACTGCTTATCACCTAACTCAATGGTGGGCTGATGCCTGTTGCCGTCACTACTCTCAGGACTACATTAGCAACGGCTTTAGTCGATAACGCTAAGTGGCAGACTTTTGCATTTCCACCTGCCACAGTCCTGGCTAACTCTGTAATTGTTTCTCCAGATGATCCTTATCTGACACCAAGCAACAATCAACACATTTCAATTAGCCCAATGGCTAGTTTTAAGATCATCATGACAGTGCCACTCTTTGACAACGAGGGAAACCTTAACGGCATCGAGGACACAATCTGTGGCGTGTTCGCAAAGCTCGCTGCATCATCTTTGACCTATAATGTAAGCGCGATAAGCGCACCAAGTATTCTCAACGCTGCATCGGGAGACCTTCTCAGCTGCGAGATGTCCGTATCAATCCTAACGAGTTGGAGCTAAACATGTCCGAGTGGGAACAAGAAAACGCTGACTTCCTGAAGAAAATCGGGCAAGTAAGCACACCAGCACCAAAGCCAGTAACTACTAAGAAAGACGAGGAATAATCTCATGGCTGTATTTCTAAACAATAAAGTTGGCGTGAAGATTAACACTGTTGATCTTTCTGACCATGTCACAAGTATTACTCTGAATCGCACATTTGACGAATTGGAAGTCACAGCGATGGGTGACACAGCACACAAGTTCGTTAAGGGCTTGGAAGCATCATCTGTAACAATCGACTTCCTAAACGACACAGCATCAGCGAATGTATTGGCAACACTACAAGCTGCATGGGGTACAACAGTCACATGTGTATTCCTACAGGAAAAGGGAACAGCAGTATCTGCTACTAACCCTCTTTACACAGTGTCACTTCTAGTGAATAACACAACAGACATCAATGGTGCTGTTGGCGATATGTCCACACAGTCAATCACATTCACTGCTAACTCAACAGTTGCAGTCGCCACAACAGGCACATTCTAAACAAACTATAAAGGGGCAAACTCATGGCAAAACTAAAGATAGTTCGTACAGATGGAAGCGTATTGGAAGGCGAGATCACTCCAGCAGTGGAGTACTCATTCGAGCAGTACGCTAAAAAGGGCTTCCATAAGGCGTTCCGCGATGAAGAAAAGCAGAGCGATGTCTATTGGTTAGCATGGGAAGTAACACGCAGGTCAGGTGAAACTGTTAAGCCTTTCGGGATTGAGTTTATCGAGACACTTAAGAGTGTTGAGGTATTAGACTCTGACCCTTTAGCTTAAAGCGCGATCTTCCGTTCACCTATCTAATTGCTAGGCTAAGCATTAGATTGGGAATCGCGCCACAGCAGTTGTTGGATCTAGATAAGACCATGCTCGATGCATTAGTGCAAGGGCTCAAGGATGAAGCGAAAGAGGTGAGCGATGCCAGCAAGCGTAAAAGGCGGCATTGAACTCCGTAAAGCTTTGCGCTCTTATGCTCCAGATCTTGCTAAGGAAACCCAGAAGGAAATCAAGATAGCCATTACACCAATTTCTAAATCGGCTAAAGGTTATGTTCCAGATCGCGGAGAAGTGTTAAGCGGATGGCTGCCACGGCAGATGTCTGAGGGAACATTCCCTACCTTTAATCCTTCTGAGGTTAAATCTAAAATTGGTTTTAAGACAAGTCCATCAAAGCCTAACTCCAGAGGATTTAGATCGCTTGCTCAAGTATTTAACAAGAGCAGAGCTGGATCAATCTACGAAAGAATGGGCAAGGTTACCCCTGAGAGTCCATTCGTTCTCAATCAAGATGGCAAGTTTCGTGCGCCTCTCAAGGGTAAAGATAGAATGCAAGGTCGCTTGCTTTATCGTGCCTATGATGAGAATAATGGCAAGGCTAGACAAGGCGTTCTTAAAGCCATTGCAACAGCAGGCACTAAACTTAATCAAAGAGCAACAGTGAGAGGCTAATCATGGCTAATGTAATTATTGACATTGCTGCCGAGTTCACTGGCAAGAAAGGCTTTAAGCAAGCCGAAACAGCAACAGACAAGATGACCAAGAATGTCAAGAAATTGGCAGGGGCATTGGGTCTGGCTTTTGGTGGACAGCAGATTCTTGCTTATGGTAAGGCTGCCATTAAAGCAGCAGCAGAAGATGAGAAGGCGCAGAAGCAATTAGCCCTAGCTCTTAAGAATGTTGGACTCGGTC